TAATTAAAAAGGATAAGCAATAATGGCTATTTACAGAGGATACTTCTGGGTCTATTCCGATTGTAAATCAAATAGAACTTGGCAGAAGCACTGGAGTCGGGGGTGGCAATCTAAACGGCACCATCAAACGCATCGCATTTTGGCCTAAGAGACTTTCAAATTCTGAGTTGCAGGGTCTCACATCTTAATTATCAGGAGTAATAATGACTGACTTCTATTTGAAATTCGCTTCCGAAGAAGAAGCCAACTCTGTGTTGTACACAGTTCATCCTGCCGTTTATGAAGCAGATATGGAAACTGGTGCGCCAACTGACAAGCTAATCTCTGAAGAATACACTACGCCAAATTACCGCAACATTGACGTACTTGGTGTTATTTACGAGAAACAAGAGATTGTTGATCCAGAGAATCCACAGGAGCCTACCCCGATGGAAGGCTGGCACGTTAATGTACGTGTGATGGCTGATGAAGATGGTGAGCCTTTAGAGGCTTTTAAGGTCAATCCAGAGCCGCAACAGTGGCGCAGAGTGTGGGGTTAAATTATGCCTTTATTAATTGGTACAGCACCAAATCAAGTTCCTACTAATGGTGATTTGGGTAAACTAGCTTTTGAAGATATTGTAATGTCACAAGTACCTGCTTCAGCAACTGCTGTAGGTACTAAAGGAGATATTGCTCAGGATAATGACTACTTGTATATCTGTATTTCACAGAATACATGGAAACGTGTTGCTATTTCTACTTGGTAATAGATTATGCATCAAGAATGTGCGCCTGTTACTGATGTAAATTTATTGTCTTCAAAGCTACATACTCTACACAACGATGTAGCTGACATTAAGGGTTCTATTAAAGAACTAACATCAGCTATCAATAAATTAGCTTTAGTAGAAGAAAGAATCTCTAACGCTGCAGCAGCTCAGGAGCGTACTTTTAAATCTATTGAAAGGCTTGAGGGACGTATTGATGAGCTAGAGAAAGCTCAGGTAACTTCTGAGAGTACTTCTAAATGGGTTGATAGAGGTATTGTAGCTATGTTAGCAGCTATTGCTACATTTATTTGGGAAAGGGTACGGAATGGATAAGAAGGTATCAATTGGTAGAAACTTAACTGCAGGTACTGAGAATCTTATCTTTACTTGTCCAGATGGGTATACAGCTAAATGGTCATTATTCTACTGTATTAACAATACAGCTACTGCTAAAAACCTGTCTTGTGAGTGGTATGATGCATCTCAAGATGAAAGTATATATGTGTTTGAGAATTACCCGCTAAGTGCTAAAAACTATATTATGTTTAATGGTGGTGCTTGGGTACACATGAATGAAGGGGATACAGTCACAGTAACACCAGAAGCAGGTGCTAATGCTCATTGTATCTCTAGTTTTGAACTTGAAAGGATGGTAGATGATGCCGCTTATTAAAGGTGCTAAAGCAAAAACTAAAAAAGGTATTTCTGAGAACATCCGTAAAGAGATGAAATCAGGTAAACCTCAGAAGCAAGCTGTGGCGATTGCTCTTAGCGAAGCTGGAATGGCTAAAAAGAAGAAGAAATGAAGTTTTATGATAATTGGAAGGAGATTCTTAGAAGGTCTTGGAGTCTCCGTTTTATTATCTTAGCTGGTCTTCTTAGTGCTTGTGAAGTAATTCTACCTATCTTTAGTGAAGATATTCCTAAAAATACCTTTGCAATCTTAAGTTTCTTCTTTGTATCTGCAGCATTTGTTGCTAGGTTAGTGGCTCAAAAAGGTATCTAATGGATCGTAAACAGAAACTATTAGCAATTGCTTCTGTGGCTGCTGTATTGGCTGCAGCACATGAGGGACTAAGACAATATGCCTACAATGACCCAAGACCGGGAGATCCAATCCTTACTGTTTGCTACGGTAGCACGACACAGGTGCAAAGAGGCAAGAAGTATAGCTTGGAAGAATGCAAACAACGTCTGGATGCAGATATGCTTGAAGCCGTTACTGCTGTCGAGCGTTGTCATCCAAACCTCCCTGACAATGTGCTTATTGCCTTTGCAGATGCTGTCTACAACATTGGACCAAAAGTAGCCTGTAATAGTACAGCTTCTAAGTATCTTGCTCAAGGTAACTATACAGCGGCTTGTAATGAGCTTCCTAAATGGAATAAGTCTAACGGTCGAGTATTACCGGGACTGACTAGACGTAGAGAAGAAGAAAGACAGATATGTTTGGGATCGTTCTAACTCCATTTTATAAAGGTGTTCTTATTTTGGCTACAGTTGTAGCTATATTTGCTGCAGGTTATTACAAAGGCTATAAGAATACTCAAGTTAAGTTTGATGCTTATAAAGCTGAAGTAGCTGCTGTAGCTGCTCAGCAAGAGGCTAAAACTAAAGTAATTAACCAGAATAATACCAAAGTAGCTAAGGAGACTTCTAATGCTTACAAAGACAATCTTGCTGCTGTTCGTGATTACTACAACAGGATGCACAACGATGGTAGCAAGTTCGTGTCCAGACTACCCGATGCCTCCTCAGGAACTGATGCAGCGCCCTCCTACGATGTACTTGCTGGACAATGTGCAGAAACCACTCTCCAAGTAATAACTTTACAAAAGTTTATTAACGAAACAGCTACAAACTATTGACTTTTAAGTTATTTTAATGTATAATTAAGGTATAACTAACAGGATTTGAAATGACATATTTAGAGCTTATTAATGATGTTCTAGTCCGGCTTAGAGAGAAGGAAGTAACTTCTGTTACTGCTGATTCTTATACTAAGCTTATTGGTAAGTATGTCAATGACATTAAGACTCAAGTAGAGAATGCTTATAATTGGAATACATTAACAGAGACAATTACTGTAGCTACTGAAGCTAACGTATATAACTACGTGCTCACAGGTGCAGGTCAGCAGTTCAAGGTCATGGATGTTATTAATGACACTGATGACTGGACTATGAAGTATGTAGATAATAAGTGTATGAATGACTACTTTCTGGAACAACCAATTCAGAAAGGTTCTCCAGAATATTACAATTTTAACGGTACTCAAGATGGTGATGTACTTGTAGATGTATATCCAGTGCCAAATAAAGTATGTAACCTAAGATTTAATTTCTTTATTCCTCAAGCTAAGCTTTCAAGTGCTTCTGATGTAATTCTTGTTCCCGGTGATGTTGTAGCCCTTGGTGCTTATGCTAAGGCTATTGTGGAGCGTGGTGAAGATGCAGGAATGCAATCCTCAGAAGCATGGCAGTTGTACAGATCAGCTCTTGCAGACGCAATCAGCATCGAATCTGGACAATTTCCTAACGAACTTAACTGGTACGCAGAATAATGCAAAATATTCAAACTGCTTCTGTTAGAGCACCGGGCTTTATGGGCCTCAATCTGCAAGACTCAGTAGCCAACTTGGATGCTGGTTTTGCGCTGGAAGCTAACAACTGCATTGTAGACCAGAAAGGCCGTATTGGTTCACGTAGAGGATGGAAAGCTATTACTAGCTCAATTGGTAGCTATCCTATTGGTAGCGTAGGAGAGTTTATTGACTATACCGACAGCTCTTATGTCTTTGCTTGTGCTAATCTAAAAATTTACCGTCTAGATGGACAAACATTAACAGAGATTGCTTATAGTGGCGATGGTGGTTTTGACCCTGCTGCTGAAATTACAGGAAATAACTGGAAGCAAGTAAGCCTGAACGGTAGACACTACTTTTTTCAAGAAGGACACAAAACACTAGTTTATGATCCTGACGTTTCAACAGAAAAATATAATGTAGTTAATGAAGTAATTAGCTATCAATCTTTCTCAGAAACTTTAGGTGTGTGTCCTGAAGCCTCAACAGCCATTAATGCTTATGGTCGTATCTGGGCTGCAGGTATGGCTAACGATAAAGACTTACTGTGCTTTTCTGATCTTCTGGACGGCAATGTTTGGAATACAGGTACTGCTGGTACTTTAGATGTAGCTACAGTATGGGCTGATGGTTCAGATGCTATCCAAGCTCTAGCAGCGTTTAACAACTATTTGTTCATCTTTGGTAAGCGTCAGATTCTTATTTATCGTGGTGCTGAAGATCCTTCTACAATGTATCTAGAAGATATTGTAAAAGGAATTGGTTGTGTATGTAGAGATTCTATTGCCTACACTGGTTCTGATGTAATCTTTCTTTCTGAAGTTGGTGTGATGTCGTTGCTTAGAACCATTCAGGAAAAGTCTGCTCCTTTGCGTGACTTGTCTATGAATGTACGTGATGAGCTAGTAGCTAACTTGAACTCAGAAAATAAAGCTAATATCAAAGCCACTTATTACGCTAGGGATGCTTTTTACTTACTACACTTTCCAGTAACAGGTAAAACATATTGTTTTGATACTCGTAGACCATTAGAGAATGGTGGTCTTAGAATCACTATTTGGGAAGGTATTGATCCTATTTGTATGGTAGCTATTAGTGATAATAGACTACTATTTGGTAAGAATGGTGTTATTGGTCAATATAAAGGCTACACCGATAATGGTACTGCCTACACATTTAAATATAAATCTACTCACTTTGAGATGGATAAACCAACTAGCCTAAAGATTCTAAAGAAGCTAGGTGCTGTATTCATCGGTGGTAACAATCAACTAATTACTGCTAAATGGGCTTATGACTATGAAGAAGTAATGGAAGAAGCTACTGTTAATCTCAAGTCAGAGAAAGTAGCTAACTACGGTATTGATGAATACGGTATCGGTGAATACTCTGATGGTACTGTATTAGATGATGTATATGTAAACACTACTGGTAGTGGTGAAACAATACAGATTGGATTTGAAGCAGATATTAATGGTATCTTTGTATCTATGCAGAGAATTGATTGTTATTTTAAGATCGGTAAGACACACTTTTAGGAATAAATATGTCTGATTACACAAAATTAGAGAATTACGCAGCAAAGGATACTCTTGTAGAGGGAGATCCTAACAAGATTATTAAAGGTTCTGAGCTAGATGCAGAGTTTGTAGCGATTCAAACTGCTGTAGCTACTAAAGCTAATCTTAATAGCCCTACCTTTACTGGTGTACCTCGTGGCCCTACAGCAGCATTTGGAACAAATACTACACAACTAGCGACTACTGCTTTTGTACAACAGAATAGTGTTCCTGTTGGCGGTATTATCATGTGGTCTGGCTTGGTTGCTAATATTCCTGCTGGATGGGCATTGTGTAATGGTAGTAATGGTACTCCAAATCTACAAGATAAGTTTGTTATTGGTGCTGGCTCTACTTATGCTCCTAATGCAACTGGCGGCGCAGCTACAAAAACTTTAGTTGAAGCTAACCTTCCTGCCCACACACATGCTCTTACAGGTGCTACAGCAGCTAATGGTGGTCACACACATATTGCAACAGATAGCGGACATACTCATGGAGTACCTGCCGGTGGTTATTCTGTTACTAGTGCATCCTATGAAGGTAATGCAGACGGCGGCAACAACATGGCTTCGCAAGTAACAGGAGCAGCATCTGCAAATATTACTGTATCTGCTGTGCCTTCGCATACACATGATCTTACTGGTTCTACTTCTAGTGTTGGTTCTGGCACAGCAGTAGATATTCTGCCTCCTTATCTTGCACTTGCATTTATTATGCGTACTGCTTAATGGAACCAGCAGTAAAGTATCCTGTATATAGTTGTGAATACTTTACAATATACTTTGAAAGAGTTAAAGATGGTCCTTTAATGTTTCATATTGATTTTACTGGTAAGTGGACTAAAACAAATAAAAAGATAGTTCAAGGTATTGTTAATGATCTTTGTAGTAACCTAAAGGAACCAATTCTAGCTCTTCCAATGATAGATGATGAAAAGATGAGAAAGTTTTGTAAGTTGATTAACTTTAAAAAGATTCAAGATTTTGAATGTTACGATAAAGTAGTTAGACCTTTATATATGTGGAGTATCTAATATGGGAAGTATTTTTGGTGGTGGCGGTGATGTACAAGCCCCAAACTATCAGGCGCAGATTGAGGAACTAAGAGCAGCGGGTGAACGTGCCGCTGGAATGGGTGTATTCAAGCCTGTAACTGTCTCTACTAGCTTTGGTACTCCTCAGTATACCTATGATGAGCAAGGTAGACTAGTAAGTGCTGGATACACAGCAGCGCCTTGGCTGCAGGGGCTACAAGCAGGCCAGCAAGGTTTATCAGGACAATATCAAAATGTAGCTGCGCAACAGTTGGCAGACACTAGAGCATTACAGAGTGCTGGTCTAGGTTATGGGGCCGGTCAAACATTGTATGGTGCGGCACAACAAGCATTGCCTACCAACTACGATGTTACCCAGAATACACAAGATTATTACAACCGTATGCAGCAGATGGTTGCTCCTCAAAGAGAACAGCAACTAGCTACTACGAGACAGAATCTGTTTAACAGAGGTAGACAAGGACTTGCTATTGGTGCTACTCAAGCAGGGGGTCAACTAGCTACTAATCCTGAAATGGCAGCTTACTATAACGCCGTGGCACAGCAGGATCTTGGCCTTGCTAATCAGGCAGAGCAGCAAGCGTTGTCTAACCTTGCACAACGTCAGAATATGGCTCTTGGTTTGTTTGGTGCAGGTGCTTCTCAGCTTAACACAGGTGCTGACATTACTAATGCATATCTGCGTAATATTACTGCTGCACAAGTACCAACAGCTGCTAGTCTTGCTAACCTGAATACTCTGGAGAATATGGCAATGTCTCCAGTTGAATTGGGGATTAGACTGGGTACTCCTACTACTCAAGGTATGCAGTATGGTGGTTCTCAAATCATGAATGCAGCACAAAATGCAGCTGATTTAGGGGCTGCACAAGAAAGAGCCAGAGTAGAAGCTGCTAATGCCAATCAAGGCGGTGGTTTCTGGGATGCCCTTGGTGGCATGGCTTTGACTTCTGGACTTGGTGCTCTTACTGGTGGTATTAGTACCGGCTTAGGTTCTAGTCTTGGTTTAGGCAGTAGTGGTTTATTTACTGGACTTGGAACTAAAATGGGCGCTGGTTTAGGAGGTTTATTTGGCAGTTCTGGTAGCGATTTAGGCGGAGCTGCTATTAAGAAAGCATTTCAAGGTTAAGGAATAGATATGGCGCAAGATATTGTAGGTTCTTTGTTTGGTGTTGCTCATCCTGTAGACTATGCAGATCAGGATTATCGTACTGCTGTTGCGTTAGCTAATGCTAATAGCCCTAAACAGATGGGCAGATTCCTTGGTGCTATGGTTGGTGCTCCTTTGGGTAGAGCTTTAGGTCAAGGTGTAGGTAGTCTACTTGGTGTAGAAGATCCTAGACTACAACAGGCTTCTGTTATTCGTGAAGCTCGACAGCAAGGCTTTGATGTCACTACTTCTGAAGGTCTTCAGCAACTAGCTCAGTTCTTTGTACAGCGTGGTCAACCGGGTCTTGCTAGTCAAGTAGCGATGCAAGCTCAAACTATGACTAGAGCTGGGGCAGAAGAAAAGCTTAAAGAAGCTCAAGCTTATGCTGCTATTAAGAAAGCTGATGCTGAAAAGCTTTCTAATACTGCTAGAATGCTAGTTGAAGCAGGTTTTGAACCAAATACACCGCAGTTTCAAGCAAAGATGTATGAGGCACTTCAAGCAGATATTACAGGAAAGGCAAAAGGTAGTGGTTCTAGTACAAGCGTAACTATTGATGCTGGATCGCTTGCTAAAGCTATGGGTGTTGATGTAGGAAAACAAGCTGCAGGCATTGAAGGTAAATACTCTGCTCTAGACTCCTTATCTGATGCTAAAAAGATGCTTAAATCTGGCATCTATGCAGGTGCTTATGGTCCTGAACAAATGGCAGCTGCTAAGTACACGCTTGGAGCAGCTGGTAGTAAGCAACGTGTTGAAAATACAGAACAGTTTATGTCACATATTGGTAATGTTGTTATTCCAAGACTACAAGAATTTGGAGGAAATGACTCAGTAGAAGAGCTTAGATACCTTCAAAGAGTTATGGGTGGGGAACAACGTCTTGAGCCAAAATCTCTTGAAAGAATCCTTGATTCTGCAGATAGAAAGATTAATAGAACTATTGAAAGAGTTCAAGCGCAAACTAAGGCAGCTGGGACTAAAACCCCTCCACCACTTGGTCCGGGAGCTAGTAGAGAAGCTGAAGCACAAAAACCAAGAAAAGTATTTAATCCAGCAACAGGTAAAATTGAGGTACAGTAATGGCTCAAATCGTTGAAGTTAATGGAGAACCTGTAGAGTTTCCTGATAACATGACGGATGCCCAGATTGCCGCTGCTATTAAAGCAAATATGCAACCTAGTCACCCACAGGGAATAACATCAGGATATATGATGGGTCTAAAAGATCCTATTACAGCAGGTGCTCAATTACTCCCAAGAGGTCTTGCTTCTATCGCTTCGCTTGGTGGTTTAGCACCTAATGTAGCTAGTGAATGGTTATCTAAAGAAGCACAACGTGTAGATGAAATGGCTAGGAATGAGGAAGCGCAATATCAAGCTAATAGAGTTGCTATGGGTGAATCTGGTTTTGATGCTGCACGACTGGTAGGAAATATTATCAACCCTGCTAATATTGCCGCTGGGAGGGCAGGGGCTGGAGTAGCTTTGGCTCTAGGTAGAGGTGTGGGAGCACAAGCTACACTTGGTGGCGCTGCTGGAGGAGCTTTAGCGCCTGTATATGGTGAAGATTTCGCAACTGAAAAGACAGCGCAAACACTTCTAGGTGGAATCGGCGGTAAAGTAGGTCAAGAAGTTGTTGAGAGAGCTGGTAGAGTGTTGAGCCCTCTTCTCTCTGCTGCTGAACAAAGAATGAAAGACTTAGGTATTAAGCTTACTCCGGGACAAGCCCTTGGGGGTAGGTTTAAATCATTGGAAGAATTTGCTCAAAACTTACCTATTATCGGTAAAGATATTGAGGAAGCTAGAGCAAAAACCCTGTTTAACTTTAACAAGTCAATTATTAATAAAGCTCTAGGCAAAGTAGATACACAACTTCCAGAAGATGTTATTGGTCATGATGCTATGGACTTTGCTACTACAGTAGTGTCTCAAAAGTATGATGACTTACTTAGTAAAATGTCATTTCAACTCGATATGCCTACCTATGGAAAAATACTAAGTGGGTATAAAAATAAAGGTTTGAGTGAAGACCAGCTGGCAAAGGTCACAGCTTCTATCAATGATCTTGTTTATTCTCGTTTACCTAAAGGACAACCTGTGTCTGGCACAGATATTAAAATAATTGAATCGGATCTGAGAGATGAAGCTCTAGGGTATCTAAACAGTCAGTCTATGGCTGAGAAAAAAGTAGGTATGGTACTCATGGATTCATTAAATACTTTTAAGGAAAGCCTGTATAAGCAGAATAGAGAACTCTATCCTCAACTTAAAAAGATTGATGATGCTTTTGCTGATATTTCTGTTATGCGTACTGCTGCTGCAAACTCTGCAGCTGAGAGTGGAGTATTTACACCAAAACAGCTATCTACAGCAGTAAGACAATCCGACTTAACTAGAGGTAAACGTAAGTTTGCTGTAGGTAAGGCCAGACTACAGAAAGAAGCTGACGCGGCTTTGGAAGTAATTGGCAATGATCCTAGAGCAACTTTAGAAGGTCGAGTAGCTGCACAAGCAGCGGGTGGCTTAGCTGCCATTACAGACTTGCCTACTACTATCGGCGCTGCTGCAGCAGTTAAGGGAGGTATTTATTCTCCAGCAGGTATTGCTGCTATAAATGCTGCTATGATGCGTAGACCAGAATGGATGCAAAAAGCAGGACAGGCTGTACAAAGAGCAGCTCCTGTGGCTGGCGCTTTAATGGGTGGGTCTGTTGCTTCTCAATATCGCTTGGGAACAAGAACAGAAGAGGAGATTCCTCAAGTAGAAGTTATTGGGAATCCGGGGTTGTTCAGTAGAGGTGAATAATGCCAAAATTAAACAGTCTTGAAGTAGTCCATCAGGATACAAATAAAGATCAGTTTGAGACTCTACATGATATTCTTGTAGGGCTTAGAAACTCTTTAGCTGTTAATAAAGAGATCGTAGATGGCGATGCTAGAGTAGCTATCGAAAACCTGCTAGAGATGTATGTAAACGATAAGGAAGCTTTCTTACGTAGTTTACAGACTCTTACAGCACAGTTCAAAACTAGTGAAGCTAAGTATGAAGAAGAGATTCTTCTACAAGCATCTGCTCTGGAGGCATTAGCGAGAAGAACTACTACTCTGACAGCTCAGACTGAGAACAACATTGCCTCAGTTAGAGAATATTCTGAAGCTGTGGCTAGTGAAACAGCAAGAAAAGTATCTACATATAATCAGCCAGAACCTCCTACAGAGAATCTTACCTATGGTGATTTATGGTTTGATACAGACAATAACAATAAGCTATATTGGTGGAACGGTCTTGTATGGTCTGAATCCTCAGATACATATAACCTAAATGACTTTATTAATACTACTTATGCTTCGGACTATGCAGCTATTGAAGCACAGGTAGACTCTAAAGCAGAGACATGGTTTCAAACAGCAGATCCTTCTACTGCTTGGACTACTCAGGAAATACGTGATCTGCATGATAAGGATTTATGGTACAGCACAGCTACTAAGCTACTAAAAATATACACTGCTAGTACAAACACTTGGACAATAGTACAGGATCAGGCTGCTATTGATGCTGCCACTGCAGCCAGCGCAGCACAAGAGACTGCTGATGGGAAGATTGTAACATTCGTTCAATCTACAACACCTACAGCAGAAGGTATTGGTGATCTTTGGATGGATACTGCCAACAATAGGCAGATGAAAAGATGGGATGGTTCGTCTTGGGTAGCTGTGGACGATGCTAGAATTGCATCTACATACGCCCGTTGGGGTGTGAAGGTGGATGCTAATGGTAATGTAGCTGGAATTCAGCTCAACTCCAATAGCTCAGGCACATCTGAGTTTACTGTAGTAGCTAATAACTTTAAAGTATATGGTTCTGGTGGTCAGAAATCAATACAAAACCCACTAGATGTTACAGTTGCTGGTAGTACACAAAGAGTTGGCATTGGTAATGCAATGATTGTGTACTATGAAGGCACTAAAGTTATTAATAGATGGGCTGCGATTAATAATGTTAAGTGTTCAGGAATATATTCAAGGCCTACTGCATCAGCCATCGTAGATCTTCCTTATTCTTGGGCTAATGAAGCTGCTGGTTTCTTTGCTGGTAATGCAGGGATTGGTGGTAATCATCACGGAATACGTGGTGCTGTATTTACTAATAATGGAACTTCATTAACAAGTAGAGGTATTGTTGGTAGCCATACAGGAGCTGCTTTTTATGCTGAAGTTGGTTCATATGCTCCATTTACCGGATCACACCAAAGCGTAGTTAATAAAGGGTACGAAATACAAGAAGGTCAAATAGTAGTAGACAAAGAAATTGTAATGAAGAAAGATATTTCTAATACTTTATCTAGAGTAGAAAAATCTAGTACTCCTAATCAAAAAGGTGTTATTGGTGTATTCACCAGTAATATCGGACCTATGTCTAAAATAAGTACATTAGCTGTTATTGCTGAACATAGGGTAGATGATGGTTTTGGCAATCTAACAGGACCACTAACTGAACAATACGATCAGATAAAAGACCTCTATGATGTGGTATCTATCAATGCTCTTGGAGAAGGTCAGATTCTAGTCTGTGGTGAGAATGGTAGTATCTCTACAGGTGATTTGATTGTAACTTCATCGGTAGAAGGTGTAGGTATGAAGCAAGCTGATGATGTTATTAGATCCTACACCGTAGCTAAAGCTAGGGAGGATGTTACATTTGAGGATAGCACAACACCTAAACTAGTCCCTTGTATATATCTCTGCGGTTAATGTATCATATTGTATACAGTTATTAATAATTGTATATAATTAGAAACTAAAATGCCCACTATAGTGTAAGCTATAGTGGGCATTATTGCTTTTATAATCTAGTTTTGCTAGTTATAGCTCACATCCACCGTTTGAACAGGCTAGAGTCTGCGCCCCTTCTGTCATGTCTGAGTTCTCGTAGACTTGCAATCCTGCCCAATAGATTTCTTTAGGCATTTTTGCTAGTGCTTCTTCATACTCTTCTTTGGTGCAAGGCTGGTAAGGAGCTTGAGCATAAGTATGGTCACTAAAAGGCAAGAAAGACACGCCACCAATGTAATCAAAGTTATCATACACCCATGCTCCTACTTTAATCCATTCATCCTCCTTAACATACACTGTAATACTTGGTTTGTGTTCACACCACTCAACTTGATAGAGCTTATACAGCTCCAACTGTTCAATAGCATTAACAGCATCACGCATTACAGCACCTTTAGCAGCCTTCTGTGGGAAACTAAACACCAGCGTATTGTGTGGTTTAGTTACATCAGGCTCACAAGGGAAACCCATATCCTTCATAAACTCTGCTAGAGGATCTTTAGCATCTGCCCGAACAGTGCGGATATAATACTCGCTGTAAGCAGGGTGGATACCAGAAGAGCAAGATACCAACTGTGATACAGTTCCACTTGGTTTAACGCAAGTGATAGCAGCACTAGGACTAATATTAAGGTAAGCTGCATATTGCTTGTTAGTGTCAATAGCATGTTGCTTCATCTCCTTTAACCACGTAACAGCATCGCCTGTAACCTTAGACAGTAGATAATGATCCATAATACCTGTCAAGCTAACACCCAACAGACGCTCTTCTTCCATGTTCTTACGCCAAATAGAACGTAGATATTGGAAGTCTGTCAAAGTAGACTGAATAGTACCAATCAACGTAGCAATCTTGATCTTACGCTTCAGAGTATCAATAGTATCTTCAGGACGGATAACTACTTCTGAGAGATTACAGAACTCTGCAGGACGCAGTAGAATCTCACTACATGGGTTACAGCCCCAGTCATAATTAGGGTCACGCCTACCAAGTAGTTCAATATGCTTCTTAGCGGCAAGTCTGTTAAAGATACCACGTTCACCTGATTTGCTTTCATAAAGACTTGTCCATTCTTTCAGAAACGTACCAATTTCAGGCTTTTCTTCGTACACAGCCGAATTGTTTGCCAAAGCACGTTGAACATTATCAAGCCACCACTGACCAGACTTAGCAGTACGCATCCGATCACTAGATAGATCACCAAGGCTGATGAGAGCACTACGTCGTACACCACCGACAACAACGATTTCAGCAATCTTGCACACAAGGTCATGTACTTCAATATCATGCAGTTTCCTTCCTGCAGCTTTAGTGAACAACTGTACTGCAAACTCAAACAAAGACACAAGTGGTTCTGGACCGCTGGCACGTCCACCAAAGGTCTTCAATGGTGTTCCTGCAGGGCGTACCTTAGACACATCCCATTTTGGGATCTTACCTGCGTAGAGTAGGCTAATAAGCTCACGGAAGGCACTTGCCCATCCTTTCTTGCTATCGCCTACAACAATGGTGGTATCTGTCTTATTAAACGATTCTGATACCGTAGGCAGCTTCTGCACATACTTAGTCTCAGCACTAAAACCTACGCCAGTTCCGCACATAAGAATGTACATGATTTCGTCAAATACACGAATGTTGTCTACTGCTGCATAGGAACAGTTGTAACCAGCTACGTTATCACGGTCAAGTGCTTCGCCTGCAGTCATTAGGCATCGCATTGAAGGCATAACGTCTAGATACAAGATAGCAAAAAAGACTTCTTCAACTTCTTCTTTAGGCATTTGATAGCCATTACGGCCAGCTTGCTTAACAAGCCAGTTAACATAACGGTCTACAGTTTCATTCCAGTCTTCACGTCGCCCAAGATCTTCACGGAAACGTGCGTATCTGCTTTTGGCTATGAAGGCGTTATAAAGTTCCATATTATTATTCCCAGTCTACAGTGATTTCAAGTGCTTCAATCTTCTCTTCAATCACATCAATGAATCGTTCAACAATGTCTTCTGAAGAGATACTTAGTATATCACAAAGTTCTACTTCATCAAGACTTTTAAGCCTTTCTAGAATTTCTCGCAAGGTCAACGCCACGATCAATCTCCTCTCTAATAAGTTTTTCCAAATAGAGAACCATGTCCATAGCCTCTTCTTGTGCGTGTGTCAACCACTGTACGGTGTTTAGATCATTTCTGTCTAGCGTAGTTCCATACTTGTCAATACCAGCTTCACTACGCTTTTTGAACTTAAACCGTACTGATTCAACGATAGTGTCAATCACCGATTGTCTCCATTCCCTTGAAGTGTTCCTTTTGTTTTCCGCTTCTGTAGCTTCGTCAAATTCGCTTCTGCTACTTCTTCTAGCGTGAAACCACAATCTCCTACAACTGCTGCTAGACACCACAGAATATCCCCCAATTCTTTTTTAACTAATTCCATGTCAAGTTTGTTATCACGGATAGACTTTGCAATCAAGCTATGTAGCTCACCTACTTCACCAGACAGATTAAACAATGCATAGTTTTCATCTGCTGTTGGCAAGCGAGTCTTCATTGCGTCATATTGATATTGATTCAACTCCATTAAACTGCTCCTTTAGTCTCTGTTAGTTTTTCGGTTTTGCTTCCTTTTGACCAGCTTCCGCAAGCCGTACATTGAAATCTCTGAACTCTTCCAGTGAGCGACACAGAAAATCCCCTACGCTGGAGGCTGTGAGAGCCACAAGTTGGACAGGCATTACCACCATCAGCATAAAGATTATGATTAAGGTGTCCACTAAGCCAAGGTAGAATTCTTTCATAGAGTTTCTCCAATAGTACTACATCCTGTTTGTTATATTTCTGCATCTTCTTCCATGCAGTCTCATCACCAGCCATACACTTAATCCACAGCTCAAAACCCTCATGCTTTACTTTACCGCCAATGCCTAGCTTCTGTGCAACATAGTCAAGCTTGTTTGAAGGAAACTTAAAGTTCTTACGTACAATCTTGAATAGATCAAGTGATTTACTAGGTGCTGGAGGAGGTAAACCTAACAAGACAAACTCTTTATGTAGTGTAGGAATATCAAAGCGATTACCGTTATATGTGCAGATTACATCAGCTTCGTCCATTAGCTGGTGCATTCTAGTAATCATAACACTATGCTCATCTGTATCCTTACCGGAGTACATTACTTCTTTCTTGTCCTGCCATTTTGCCGCCCAACATAATACTTCGCTACTATCAATCATTTGGTTAATGCCGATGTTCTGGTTCCAAAGCCCCCAAACGAAAGCACTGTTAGGTGCTGTTTCGATGTCTAAAAAGAGTAGCTTCATTTTAGATCCTTTACTTTTAGTTTTAGAGCTTTTCTGACTTTCTTATCTAAGCATTCAAGATAGAACATTTTAGCATCTGCAAAGGTTTCAAAACACTTAAAACCATCAACAAACTCATCATCTTCTTGGTATCTAAAGGTATCTTGTATGTCTGTGGCTGTTTCTTCTAAGACTACAAACTTAAAATTCTTCTCTGTTTTCATTCACAATAGCCTTTCTTAGTAATTGAATGAAGTAATCTAAGTCCATGACTGCTAAAGGCTTAGAACGGTTTTGCTTAATTACTACAATCGGTTCTGAGCTACCATGTGTCTGAGCTTGTTCGTAGTCTTTATAGACTGCCATCATTGCTCTAGACTTACATTCAATCTGACACTTCAAGAGACCATGGGCGAGTTCGCTCAGGACAATATCTGCACCGTTCGTTCCCATCGGTGCTGAACGGACATCTCTCTCCGTAAGCTGCGGAAAAGACTCTAGCAATTTCTTCGCAACTAGCTGTTGCAGTAGTCGTCCCTTCGATTTTTTCGAGCTTGTCAACAATTAATTCTCCTTTGGTGGTGTCCATTTGTCATCCTCATGCTTGAGTAAGTATAAAAGATTCATATTTTCATGTAATCTTTCTTGTCCGTTTTCCATACTATTAGTATAAACCGAAAGTACAGTTTTGTAAAGGTCTGACTCAGTGAAACAATCTTTTAATAGCTTCTTAGCCTTTACTGGACCAATACCACGAACACCTTTTACATTGTCAATAGTATCTCCAGTAAGAGCTTGTGTGTACAACTTAGTCAATCCTTCAAACTTACCTATGTTGTAAAACTCTTTCTTGACATAGTTGTAGTGACTACCGGGAATCTGATCTAAATCTTTATCAATCGCAGCTATAATGCACTTAGGATGTTTATAAGACATAATTGATACTACATCATCAGCTTCCATATTTTCAGAAACACTAGCATTCCACTTCTTTACAATATGGTCTCTCAGAGCTTGAAGATGCTTTGGTCGCTTTAGGTTTTCCCGATTACCTTTGTACGGATGTGTTTTAGCAATTGCAAATCTAAAGTTTTCAGAGCCTGAGATATAAAACTTATGATCTGTACATTCATCTAATTCATCGTCCAAAAGTGCTGTTAGTGTTTCATCTAGTCGTGCTTTAGCAATCCATTCTTCATCTTCTTCAGATGAAAAACCTACTCGGTAGAGTAGGCTATCTGAGTCAATCAAAGCTATCATATTAATCCTTTAGTGGTGCTACAGGTTGGAATTGCACCAACGACCAAAGCCTTATAAGGGACTCTGCTCTACTGCTGAGCTACTGTAGCGTGGTCTCGCTGCAAGGAATCGAACCTTGAATTAGGGTTTAGAAGACCCTTGTTATATCCATTTAACTACAGCGAGATCCTTAGATTTGTGAGGATTGTAGTAGTTTAACTACGATAACTCTAACAAATCCACATAAGTGTAAGGATGCCAGTTTTTATGCTAGAGAACTGGCAAACTCTAAAGGTACTCGCTAGTCCGCTACGCAGCTTCACTTTCCATATTACGCTACCGCCGACTCGCGAGCCAGCTTTGCAGATTACAGAACTTCGTCTTCAGAATCAACATCACTTCCATCTTCATAGCGAGTAAGAGAAGTAATGACTACCTTTTGAGCACCCCAATTAACACCACTACGTCCGCCAAAAGACCATGAATAAGGTGTAATCACTACATGGCCTTTAGACCCGTTACCAATAAGATCTGTAATAGGATTACCTGAAGTGTCTACAACAGGAATTTCAAACATACTGACAGCAGTAATAAAGTTACCTTTCTCTGGACGATCAGCACGAGAACGTGCCTTACCTCCACATTCTTCAAGTGCTTTAATAGCTGCCTCTGACAGATTGCAAATGTCAAGTTGATGTTTACCAGACAATTCATTTGGATTCTTCAAACAACACCACATAAATTCACCGGCAATCTTAATAGGTTTCATAGTTTTTGTAGCCATTTGTTACTCCTTTAATGTAAAGTGTATGTAATTGTAACTGGTTCTTGTACTTCTTGTGCAACTATGTGCAGCACTTCCATAAACTCTTCTAGTGTTTCATAACTACTATCCCATGTTAAGTTACCGTTACTATCTTCTAGTATCTCTATATAGTGTACTACGTCTTCTTCATCTTCGTCAAGTGTTTCTTCAACTTTATTTTCTAGTTCTTTAGCAATACAGTCTTGAACAAGCTTAACTATCCAAGGTGCTACTTCTCTGTGTCCAGCTAGTTCTTTGATTTCATCTAGTGACATTCTGCCCAATTCCTTCCTATTTTGTATTCAGCACCAACGGGACAACGAAAGTTTAGCTCTAGTCCTGCCTGTGCTGCTGCTGCAACCATAATATTTCCCACTTGCTCCGCATACCGTTCCTCGACTTCAACTTGTAGTTCATCATGGACAAACGCAACTTGCTTATAAGGCACTTTAGCTTTCCGCAAGTTAGTTCTGGCAATAACCATCCACTTCTTTGCGATAATTGCCCCTGCTGATTGTAATAGCGTATTAAGTGCGGCGTGGGTAGAACGAATCTGCAGTCTTCTGCCATCAAGACCAGGAATGGAACCCTTTTCTGCGAGACGTTCAACCTTCTCTTTGAGGCGCTTATATGCAGGAACTGCCTTACAAAAGTTGTCGATAATCTGCTTTCCATCTTTGTCACCTTTGCCAATGATACGACCTACTTTACCTGCTGAAGCACCATATAGTGTAGCATAAAGAATTGTCTTTGCCAAGTCTCTAGAGTCTACACCAAAAGCGTGTTGATTGCGTGTATGTACGTCACCATTGACAACTTCATTAGTATACTCTACATCGTTAAGATAGTGAGCAAAACACCGAAGCTCAATACCAGAAAGGTCAGTGCCCACCAAGACATTGCCTTTGTCAACCACCCAACAAGATCGAAATTCTTTTCCGTATTCGGCTCTAACCGCAGGAACCTGAGCCATGTTAGGATCAGAATGGGTGCAACGCCCAGTAACAGCACCAATAGTAATAACTTTACCGTGTACTCGACCATCTTTACCTACTTTCTCTAACCAAGATTCTAACATTGAAGCACGTTTCTGCAACATCAAAAACCTAGCAATGAACTTAGCTTCTGGTATGTTGACTCCTTCAAGAACGGCTTCATCAACGATAACAGACCCTTTCTCAGTGAACTTAGAAGGTTTCCAACCAAGTCCAATAAGACGCTCAGCGATTTGCTTGCGAGAACCGACATTGAATACTTCCACTCTATCCTGTAGACGTTTACCTGTCTTTTCTGAGTACCTTTCGTGAACAATGTCTGGAAAAACTTTTCGCATATTCTGTACAATCTCATCCATTTCTCCTTTGATAGTGGACAGCAACTGCATGGCGTATGGTGTGTCGAGTTTGAACCCGTTGCGTTCTTGTTCTGCGATGATTGCTTGTACGCTGAACTCCAACTGCAGAGCTTCCTCGGATGTTTTCGTCTTCTCTTGTTCCTTTCGGAGATGTTCATAAAGTTTACCTGTAAGTTCTACATCACGGATACAATAGTCGATCATCTCTTGAGTTAACCCACCATCATAGTCGTTAAACTCAATCTTGCTCAATCCAAGCCTTTCGCCCCAACTGTCTAGGCTGTGGCCGTTCTCTCTTACTGGGTTGAGTAGTCTGCTTAGAATCAGGGTATCGAAAACCTGACTCAAACGAATCTTCGTATTCCAGTAGCGATTCAGGATCGGCGCATCGAAGCTGATGAAGTTGTGACCGATGATTACCTCGGCTTTGTTTAGGAATTCCTTTAACTCTTCCGTTGCTTCCGTCCATACCTTCACTTCCTTAGTGTCAATATCTTGAGTAACTAAGCACCAAATCTTTGATGCTTTGCTATCTGTTTCGATGTCAGCTACGATCCTCATTGTTTGATTTCCAGCTAGTTAAGAATGCTTTCATGTGTTCTATAAACTTCATTATACGCCAATGTTGCATCGGTGAGTAGAACTCTCTCAGAAAATGTTTTACTGGGTCATTCATTTATTCTTCTCCCTATCAGCGGCAATGACGGCACGAGCATCATCAAGTACCCAACGCTTCAGCCGATAACTTTTGTCATACCCTAAAGCCTCAACAATCTCTTCATCCGTCAGGTCTTTTGTGCGGACTGGGGCGGCGTATATAGGCCATGCGCCAGTTTCGTACTCGTCCACCAAGGACTCCAACCTGCCACCAATAATCATGCCAATAGGCTCCTGCTTCTCCAATTCCGCTTTCGCCTCACGGATGGCGTCTAGGGCTTGCTCTAGTTTTGTTGTCATTACAGTACCTCCTCATCATATTCTACCATTCTACCAGTATCTTTGCTATAAAGCAAGGATGCACAGTGTGGGCTAGTCATGCCGCTGAAACGATTCTTAAGCACACTAACCCGTGTAGTGTTTCGTTCACGCTCATCTTCTGCTTGAGCATTACGCACTAGTCCAATCACAATATCACTGAGCTGTGCAATAGCACCAGAGCCACGCAACTGTGCCAGACTAGTAGCAGCGCCCTCCTCATGTCCCTTACTTTCTGGACGTTTTAGATGTGATACAGCAATCAGCGTAATCCCTGTTTCCTGTACCATTGTACGCAGTTTAGTCATCAATTCATCAATGGCCTTACGCTCATCACCATTCCCCTGTCCTGATACTACCATTGAGATATGATCGAGAAACACATAGCGGCAGTCGCAAGCCTTAGCCAGATACTTAATCCGGTTGATGACATTGTCAATAGCGGTAGAGCCAAAGTTATCCCAGAAATACAAACGATCTGTTCCCAGTGTAGCATTGAATGCTGCTTCACGCTCACTATCGGATACTAACGTATCAGGCAAGTGCAATGGCTTATTACAAGCCAGACTCATAACTGATAAAGCAGTTTTTCGTACAGACTCCTCCATAAACATACAGCCAATATTGCTGTCAGTAGATTTAATGAGATGCCAAAGAATCTCTCGTAGGAACTGGCTTTTCCCCAAACCTGAACCAGCGCATATAGTGACAAGCTCTGCAGGACGCAAACCATAAGTAAGATCATTAAGGCCATTCCAAGGATAAAGAGCACTAGATTTCTCCACAGGTTTACAAACTTCTTCCCACAGCGTAGAACCAGCAACAATGCCGTCAGGGGTATACGTCTCTGCCTTCCACCAATCCTGAGTAAAGATTGTAACAGAACCGTCTTTTAGATAGTCGCAAGCGTCTTTGTAGTCTTTGGTAGCTTTAAACACTTTGACCTTGCTACCGAACAACTCAGCCACTTCTGCTGCAGCTTTTCTGCCGGGTTCATCAGCATCAAAGCAGAGAACAATAGTCTCAAAGCTGTCAATCCATTCATACTGTGCTTTGCAGTCCTTCAGGGCCGCTGCAGCGCCATTCCTGACGCTAACAACAGGATACTTACTACCCATCATCTGAAAGGCTGCTAGAGCGTCTAGCTCACCTTCAACGATAGTCAGAAACTTACCGCCTTTGCTGAACTTCTGCTGTCCAAATAGCGTAGCCTTATTCCATGAACCTTCAACATGAAACTCTTTGTTCTCTACATTACGCACCTTAGCTGCAACAATACCACCTGTTTCGTCAGCATAAGGATAGTAATGATTGCCTAAATATTCAGCAACTCCGTAGAACTCTGCTGAACTACTAAGAATTCCACGATCCGGTATTGCCTTTACTTCGCCTTTGATTTGCATTTGTTTTCCTGTTTTTACAACTTTTTCAAAATTACGGGAAAATTCGTTGTTATTCAATGATTTATAGGTGTGGCAGACATGGCAGTAAGTATGACCATCGTCGTAAACAGCGTTCCCATCGCTACTGCCACATTCATCACAGTTCGTGTGGTGTAGAAACTTGCTTTCTGTATTCAAGTTCATCTTTGAAAAGCTCTCTTAAGTAATCTGGAATGTGGTGCTGAGTTTCTAGTATAGCTTCAATATGCTCTTTGTTAATATCTTGCAATGCTTTCCATGTTAATGGTTGTCTACCGTCTTTTCCGCGTGTACCCCAATGAAACCATTTACGCTTCATTTTGTGAGTGTCTTCGGTAGTCACTTCAAAAACTTCTGCTGGTTCATTATTTACGCTAGTTCGTAAATAATATGTACCACCATCAATCATATAAGTCTCACCATTTTGATCTTTGTATGTTTTGTAGTCATGTACATGATAAGACTGTAACACAGTACCGTCTGGAGTGATAAGAAATCTTGCTAATACTTTTATATTTTTCATTATAGATCCTTTATAGTTTCATACCATTCATCAAACTCCGACTTTACAGAATAGTGGTCAATCACTGTCAGTAGAGCGTTAGACACTTCTTCATAGTCTGGTTCTTTCTTCCAATGTAGTGCACGATCTATATAACATTGCTTGAGTTCATTGACAATCCACATATGTAACTGATCTGTATCTACATCAATCGTAATTTTGCTCATTTATTTTCCCTTAAGTGTGTACATAAAGTTACGAAAAGTGTTACTTTGTGTATATGTTAAGTTTTCCGTTGACCATCGGTTGTCCTTTCAACTGGTTTATAGATGGTGTTTAAGGTTTCAAAAGTACCATCTTCTTCCAACCTTATAATGACTGTGGTGTGGGAATCACAAGCACCAAGGCGAGGATGATTTAATGCACGAACATAACCGCGTTCCCCTAAGACAATCTTAGGTTCTCTATGCACGGTGTTTAGGATGTATAGAACTGTGGGCTTCATTTAGTTTCTCCTAAGGTGTATGCAGAAGGTGTCAAAAGTGTGACTTTCTGCATAGGATTAAGTTGTCCTTGCTCGGATGGCTGCGGCGCAGTTTTCTGCAAAATTCATTGGGTTGCTGCTTTCTTCTGCGTACTTATAGCACACCTTCGCGCACGCCTCACGCTCATGGGCAGCGACTAGGGCTGCGAAGCGAGCAACCCTTTCACCGATAGCGTATTCTTCAAAGCAAATTTCTTTATCAAACTCTGATTGTGCATACATATGACTACTGTCTTCACGACTTGAAAACCCAGCCTCCAGCGCCAAAGCAACGAGTTGCTCACGCCCTAACGGGCTGCGGATGATTTCGTCTTGTGTCATTTGAATAACCCTCCCCAAATCCAACCTAACTAACTCCAAAATTTCGTTTAAGTGCATTCATGCAAGTAAACGCACCAGCATTTGAACCACGCTTGAACTCATCATCAGCGTCATAGTATTGCTGCCGTCTACAAATTTCTGCACATTCTTTAATCAGCAACTCGGCGAACTTTTGTGTACTGAATTTCTGGTAAACACCGTCTCCGGCATCTACATCCACATAAGACTGTTTCTCAAGTTCTCTAATTCGTTCGTTCATAACAATTCCTCCGGTACGGCGACTTCATCACCTAGTTTGCCGTTGACAAAGCTGCGCATTGCACGATTCACCAGCTCGCGCCCCTTATCGTCTGCAATTGCCGCGCATGACCAATCGTGCCCGGCTTGGCGAGTGCACAGCCATCCTTGTGGCGGCACATCACAGAAATTTGCATCAGACTGCGCCGCTTCATACCCAGATAGAAACGAAGCACGGTGAAACGCCACCGGCTGTGGAGAGGCATAGAGTTCTATCAATCCAAGAATTTTGTCCACTTCCTTTTTTGCAAGCAGTCTTAACTGTTTGTCCGAAGAATCCAGTCGATGACTGGCAGAAAGAAGCCCTTGTTTAGCCAATGCAAGTACGTCAATTTCTTTAGGCACTGTTTTTCTCCTTGTATGCGGCAATGACGGCGCGGGCAATCTTCGGGGTGGATACCGGAATAGTTACTGTCCTGTAAGCCTCCCAAATCTCTTCATCCGACAGGTCTTTTGTGCGGACAGGGGCGGCGTAGAGATTCCCAAGTTGCAGTGGCGATTCATCTTCCCACAGCGGGACATTCCATTTAATCCTTGGAATTCGTTTTACTCCACGTATATCGTTAGTACGTTCAAAACCGATGATTTCCGCCACCGGCTCCTGCTCTGCTTGCTCAGTTGGTGACATATTGTCACCGGCTAACGCTTCACGCAGGGCGGTGATGGCTTTTTCTAGTATGTCGTTTTCCTTATCTGCCCCGCAGTTGCACTCGTCACCCTCCGCGTCGTTAGAGCAACCTTCTTCATGCTTTGGACATGAGTACCAAGTGTCCTCGCAGTAGTAGTGCGACCGCTTGCTTGATTCCAAAGCATCTAACGCCTGTTGTATTGCTGCTCTAGTTTTGTTATCCATGATTTGCAAACTCCCCATGATATTTAATACGTGCTCGCTTCCAATGCAAAACGCCATCCTTGTAATCAAACAACTTGTTGACAATATCCAGCTCTCGTTCTTTAGGTGTCATTCCAATCCATCCAATGCGTCCTTCAATAGCTTGCAGAACTCGTCGATGTCGTCTCTGTCCAGCGCCCAGCGGTCGGTCTTGAGGATGATGAAACTGCCGCCACCGGCGTCGTCGGTTGATACGCGCAGCTCCTGATCCTTTTGTCTGCTATCGCATGAGTCTGGTTCTTGTACATACACCAGCTCTTTGCTGAACAGCCGGATGCGCGGTTCTGTTGGCGTCATATCAATCATTTACTCAACCTCCGTGGCACCGACTAGGAATTCATCCGTCAGGTCTTTTGTACGCACAGGGGCTGCGTAGAGTGCTAGACGTATCAACTCATCTCTAAATTCAATAGGGGTTGCATTGGCTTCTTTTTTGCCTAGAGTCGGTTTGTTATTTTCCTTTCCTCGCTGGTCATAAAAGCCTATTTGATGGCTTCCAGTAGGTCTATCCCATTTCAATTCAAACGGCCTAACGCTTCCAAAGTAATATAGCCAAGTCGCTTTGTTTGCTCGATGACCATAGGCGCTTTGCCATACCTCACAAACCCACCCGCCATCCTTTGATTGAGTCCAGCCAACACCAGTTGGTTTACAAATACCATAATGCGAAAATGCTCTGCTTTTAGCAGGATGCTCAAGGACTCCTCCGAAACGCTTAACGCTATTCAGCGCTGCTTCAAAATAACCTTCATCGTTTCCCGGCTTGTTGTGTTCCCCGCCCCATCGGGCGTAATTAACGGCTGCAAAAGAACCCCAAAGCTGACATGGCGGATGCGCAACAACAGGTAAATTTCCTGAGTATTTTCTAGCATCTCGCTGTAAAGGCCACGCATCAACGTGTTTTAAGTTCATGTAACATCCGTTGTCCTGCACGAACAAGGCTGCAACCTTTGCCACCGGCTCCTGCTTCACTGGTTCAATGGGTGCGGTGGTTTTGTAATACGGTCTACCTCGGAGAATGCACTCTGTATCGTCTACTCGTACAAAGTTTTGGTTACTTTGAAGGCGAATCCGGTATTCATTTGGAAGCTCGTTTATTGACTGCCAATTTTTTTCTGCGGCACAACCATCACACCCACGTTCTCCGTTTCCAAGGCAATAGTAGGTTTTATTCATTATTGCGGCTCCTTATGCACCCACACCTCTGCTCCGGTTTCTGGGTCTTTGTAGTTAAGTTCTGGGTTACACCAACAGGGCGACCCATCTGTAATGTGTTCACGCTTCACCGTATCCTGCTCTGCTTGCTTCAACTGTTCGGAATTTCCGAATAGTTCGTTTTCCTGCGCTCTCGCTGCACGGATAGTGGCTAGGGCGCTATCCCATTGCGCTATCGAAATATCTTCATACGCAAGCAACGCTTCCTCAATCTGCTGTGCCTGTTCTGTGGTTAGCGTAATCATTTATTCTTCTCCCTATCAGCGGCAATGACGGCACGGGCAAAATCGTAGAAGAACGTAGTCAGATACTTATTCAAACTATCTCCAATGTCGTAAATCTCATCTTCTGTCAGGTCTTTTGTACGGACAGGGGCGGCGTAGAGTGGTGTCCAGTCAGATAAATCCATGTCTGAACCAGACCCGTCCGATAACTCGGCATGAGTAATCTCTCCATTTTGAAACTTTACCCACGCCACCGGCTCCTGCTCTGCTTGCTCGACTACCTTTTCCGTGGCGTCACGAAAATGGTATAACGCTTCTCGCAGGGCGTCATGCGCTGTGTTGTAATGTTCTACTGCAACTTTGGTGCTGTTGCAGTAGAACATTTCTTCCAAAGCATCTAACGCCTGTTGTGCAGCTTTCTCCAATTTAGTCATTTATTCTTCTCCTTCTTTCCAATAGTCACAAGCATCAGCATACTTCGTCTGATACTGGCTGTCAAGAAATTCTTCAACATCTTGGTTTGCTTTATAAGCGCAAAAAGACTCATAAATATCTGGTCTATGTTTTTCAATATCAGCCCAAAATCTATCACCATATTGGTCTACCAGCTCACAAGCCATATGAATACCAAAAAAATAGTAACCTTCTTCTTCAAAGTGGTGCATGATTTTTAATCCTTCAAAAGACAATAAACAAAGACAGAACATAGAGCTATAAGCATTTTAGTACCCCTTTACAATAATGTTATAAACATTAATATATTAATAATTATTACATTATAGTACACTAGAGCCTATGTAGTACATTACAGTAGGGTAGCACACTATTACCAATCTGTCAAGGAATCTTTGTCAAAATCATCAACAAATTCTGAGTCTGTCTCATAACTGTCTGATTCTGTTAGCAAATCTATACGCTCTTTTGTGTAAATCTGGTCTTTAATGGTACTATAACAGTGATTACATAGGTCAATATATTCTCCTGTCATATTACTTTTCCTTGTAGATTCGTAATCATTTAAAATCTTGTCACAGCTCAGGCATCTCATGTTCGATAATCTCCTCTTTATAATAAGGTAGTAGATCCTCTATTGTAACACGATTACCGAATTTGTTTTGTAGATATTCCTTAACTTTTTTAATTGCTTGCTTCTCTAATGTGCAAACAGTGGTAGGATGCATCCCAATTTCTGCTGCAATCTCTTTGTGTGTCATTACAGCACCATTCCATGCTCTTGAACTCATTTGTGACTCCTTGCTTTAATTGCTGCTTCATATGCTGCCAAACCATCCCAAAAACCATCTTCATAGTCTTTGTTCGGTGCGCCATATAAAATGATTTCTTCTCTCAAATTAGCACAAGCATTACGCTCATCAAGGCGAACTTGTAACATCTGATCCTCCTGACTCTTTCGAATATTCTGTTCCACCAGTTCCACTTGGTCTCTCCAATTGTCCATCATCACATCTCGTCCGCTGCTCATTGTCATTCCCTTTCTTTTTACCGAAGATACGCTCCCAATTATTAGCAAATTCCTCTGCTGTAATCTCCATATTACGGGCAGCAGAGCCTTTACCTCCACTGCCGCCTTGCCAATGTGGTTTAGTCATACTTGAATGATTTCCTTTAATTGTTTAATTTCATCCACAATTTTGTAATAACCACAACCATCTAGTGCCATTTCATAGCTACCGTCATTGCAAGACATCCAATGAGCACAAGACGATAAAATGAGCTTCTTTTTCTTTTCTAGTTCTTCAAGTTTGATCTGATTCTCGTCAATTTCCACTTCTAGATGCTCCATAAATGACTCCACATAATCTCCAGATTCCGTCATATCAATAGAAAGATATTCATAAAATGCATCTTTTCCTTCCTCTGTATCAAGCCAAGCTTTAAATTCTTTATCAGTCATTTCGTTACTCCTCAATTTTATTGAGAGCAATTGCAACAAATGCTTTCATAGCATCATTCCATAGTTTTGATCCTATCTCTACGTTCGAGTTTACCATAAATTCCTGAATTACATCTAGAATATCTTTTCTTTTCATTTTATTCACCTTAGAAAGTAAACACTGTGCATCGTCCCTGCCCATCACAGCATACCTTTGTATATTTACCTGTATTAAAATCAAATACTGTGGTGCATTGTTGCTGTGAATGTGCAATTCCTCCGGTCAAGATAGCGAACAGCACCAGAACAGCTTTAATTGTCTTTTTCATTGTGTAACCCTCTATAGTGTAAAAGTACCTCTAAAACGCACAGAATCACTCTGTAACGCATTTGTTTTCAAGATTGATACCTAGATAACCCCTCAATACTGGTCATCGTAGTAACGCATAGATTTATACCGCTCATGTGAGAATTCAGCCTGTAACTCTGCCCAATCCTCCCGCATAGATAAGTCAGCTTTTTCCAAGACATCGGGGGCCAGATAATCATAAACATTTGTTCTTTCTCTATCAGAATCAACATAAATTGAAACTATCTCAGGATCTCCGTCATAGTCAGAGTATGATACCCATAGTTTATCCTGTATCCCCTTAATTAAACAGTTTGGCATTATTGATCCTCCTCTTTATTCCATTCTATATTTTCTTTTAATTCTAACAATGTATCCTTATAAGTACCTTCCCAATTAACACGCAATTCATCTAAAATGTCAGACAATAACGTGTAATCTCCAGACAGAGCAATTTCTCGTGCAATATTATATGCTTTCATTATAAACCCCTAGTAAAATAGTCTAGACATAACCAGACAAAGACAAAAGAAGACACTCCAAGGCATAGCATTATAAATGCTATTAGATTACGAATAATCATAGTAATGCTTCTCCAACATTATATAATTCAGTTAAGTATTGCTGTTCCGGTGTAGGTTTCTCAGCCTGTTTTATTTTCTGCACTGGTAATCGTGCTTCTACTGTTACACGGCCACCAATTAGTAGACACAAATGCCGCGCGAATAGTAGGCGGCTGGCGCTTCACCAGCAGGTACGTCTCGTGGCCGCAGGATATACAACGCCGCGCCGCGCGGGTCGGTCTGCAGGTAGTAGGAAAGCAACGGATCATCTGCCCGTGGCTGGCGGATATTACGGGCGTTGATAAGGGCCTGCAGGCGCTTAACGGCTCCAGTCTCGCGGTCTGGCGTAGTCGTGCGGTACTGTTTTCCGCGATATTCGTGAACGCGGTAAGGCTTGCCCGTTTCCTCGTCCCGTTCAATGTATCCGGCGTCCGTGCCACACTCCAGCTCATACCAGCGTTGCAGCGTCATGCTGATGCGGCGCAGGCTGATGGCTTCTGCCGGAGTAAACCCCAGCGCTTGCAGCGTCTCTTGCTGGCGATTCTGGCGAATAATTTCGCGTTTTGTGTACATGATAGTAGTCCTTTGCTTAATTATTGGCAGGATTGCCCGCCAGTACCCTGAAACAAGGCACTAGCAGAAAGCCCGATTAACACTTAAAACTATCAGTTACATCTTCAATTGTAGCATAATGATAGCCACCTTTCTTAATCTTTAGCACTCTACCGCCTGTAGAGTATGGACTTACAACAAGAACCATCATACCTTTTTCTAGCTCTTCAAATTGAGAGGCATCGATCAAACCTTCTAGTATGCTTTTAGAAACGTGTGTTTTGTTGCTCAAGATTTTCCCCTAGTTAGATGATAAATGCTATGCTTAGTGCTGCAAAGATGACACCACAAACGATACAAAGGCAAGTATCATTGCTGTTGGCTTGATTGATACGGGCGAGCATTGGCGATTTCATGATAGAATCCTCAGGCGTTCACGTTTCATGCTGTCATACCTTTTCTGGCATTTCGCCATTGTTCTGAATTAGAATTGCAATATCCTGTAGTCTAAAACGATCTGACAACAATTCTGAGCCGTTAAGGTAGCGGAATAGACACTCCCTGTCATTCCGTGTAATAAACGGGAAATCAAGGGCTGTATATAAAGCATTCCCATAATAAGAATCTCCTTGTGCTGTAGCATATAATTCTTTTGCAATTTTCTTGTTATCATATTTCATGATGTAACCCCTATGTTGTTGACTATGTTGTTTTGTTGCTATGACTGAATTATAGACAATGCCAGGCAGAAGTCAAGGAATATATTTTAATGGCTAACTTGATCTTGATAGGTTTAGACTATGGGTTGGATTGTTTCACGTGGAACATCGGATTGGAATCTGGATTGGCTTAGGTGGGCAATAGTGTAGCAATAGGGTATCATTTCATAATGTGAAAAGGTCAGTATAGGGTCCAACAGTGTCTCTTTCTTACAACACTGTATCATTTATACAACAGTGGATAACTATGTGGATAACTTAGTATCAATTGTGGATAACTTTGGTGCAATACAGCATCATAATTGGTCTGACCATTTAATGAGAATGATTATCAACACTACCTATAGTGTCCAATGATGTACTACACCACTACCTATAGTGTGTTGAGAATGATTATCAATACAGATCAATACAGGGGGCGGGGGATGATGGTGATGTTTTAATTTTGCTGTAGCTATTAAGCCTCTAAAAAAAGAGAAAATGAACTATATTGCTCAAAAAAGAGGCAATTTAAACATCAATAAAATCAATATGTTATAAAGTAGTCAATTTTGCTCTGCGGAGCCTGAATAGCCATTGACTATGGAGCCCCGCTGAAGATACCTATATTGGGTATAGACGTACCTAAAGTGGGTATGATGTATTGACAAAGTTAAAAAAATATGCTATAATATTCTATATATGAAGACAAGATAGACACAGAGATGGGCTCCTGTGTCTACAGGGCAGTTCTGACACTATATAGACAATGAAGTTCAGAACCGGCTAAAGTGCCTTAAAAGTAAATATTTAATGTTTAATACATAGAATATATACTTTAGCGTATAAATAATTATTATCTCTTAAGAGTAATATTTAACAATGTATAAAACATCAACATTGTAACTATATTGTGGATTGTCTCCCTTTAGTAAAGGATAAAGACTGAAATGGATGAGAAGTTAAAACAACAGTTAAATAATCATATGTCTCTAAAGAGACAGGCACATGAGATTGTTAAAAAACAGAGAGCTAAGGCTCTTGTGTCTCGTCCTAAAGCCGGTGCTCCCACTTATGCGGAGAATCAGGCTGCAATAAAAGAAGTAATTGAAAAACCACTTAATCATAAGAAACAGGCTCTAAAACTCTTTGATGAAGTGATTAGTGCTAATGCTGATACGGTCTTTAAGAAACTGTTGCAAAAAGCCACTGATGACGACGATAGGGATCAGATGGCTGCTTTGAAGCTAATTGCTGATCGTTTAGCGCCAATTACTCAATTCACTGAACAAGGCTCTGGTACTGGCTCTGGCGGTAAAGTAGTGATTAATATTGCCGGTTTGTCTGCCGATCATGCAGTTACTGCTGGTAGGGTTATTGAAGCTGAGGATGTAGTATGACTATCATTGCATCCTGTGGACATAAAGTGGAAGATTTTGATGACTTGCATAATATTGCAGTTAAAGAATATGTTAGAGATTGGTCTAATGCTGTAGCATATAGAAGTGTTTGTAAAGAATGTTTAGAGTTCTATAAAAAAGAAAATCTACTCCTTAATACAGAAAAAGAGGAGTTAGAATGGCTGAGTTAAACTGGACGCTCCTGCCTTGGCAGATAGAGTGTTGGCAGCACCCTGCTCGATTTAAAGTGATTGCTGCTGGTAGACGCTGTGGTAAGTCTAACTTTGCTATTAAACAACTCCTAGCACACGCTCTAGAGGCTCCTAAAGGCTCTGCAGTGCTTTATGTAGCTCCTACCCTAGGTCAAGCACGTCAAATTGCTTGGGATGCATTGCTGGATCAAGCTGGTGATCTGGTGAAGGGCAGCAACATTAACAACTTAGATATTACCTTAACCACTGGAATTAAGATCCATGTTCGTTCTGGTGAAAACCCTGACAGTCTTCGTGGTTTGAAGTGTGCGTTTGCTGTTATTGATGAAGCTGCTTTTATTAAAGAAGAAGTATGGACTAAGATTATTAGACCTGCTTTATCTGACTTGAAAGGCTCTGCTATCTTCATCTCTACTCCTGATGGTAGAAACTGGTTCTATGATATGTTCAAGTTAGGACAAGATGGTACTGATCCTGACTGGAAATCTTGGCATTTAACTACTTATGATAATCCCACTATTGATCGTAGTGAAATTGAAGCTGCTAAACGTACTCTAAGCTCTTGGGCATTTAAGGTAGAATTTGAATCCAGCTTTGACACTAGTGGCTCTGGTATATTTAAAGAAGAATGGTTGAAATACGGAGATGAGCCCGAAGATGGAAGTTACTATATTGCTTTTGACTTGGCTGGTTTCGCTGACGTTGCTAGTGCTAATACTGCTGCTAAGAGAAGACTGGATAGAACAGCTATTGCCATTGTTAAGGTAACTAACGATGGTAAGTGGTGGGTTAAGAAGATTGAGACTGGCCGTTGGGGCGTTGAAGAAACTGCCAATAGACTACTAAAGAATGTCAGAGAGTATCAACCAATCGGGGTTGGTGCTGAACGCGGCGCATTAAAGAATGCAGTGCTTCCTTACCTTCAAGAACTGATGCGTAAGAATAATACTTACTTCTCTGTCCAAGATCTAACACATGGAAACAAGAAGAAGACAGATAGAATTACTTGGGCGCTTCAAGGTCGTTTTGAACACGGTAATATCATTCTCAATGAAGATGAAGATTGGGAAGATTTGAAAGAAGAATTATTGCTGTTTGGCGCTAAAGATATTCATGATGACTTAGTTGATGCTCTTTCGTATATTGACCAAATGGCTATCAGCATTTATAACGATGAACCAGAGATTGATGATTGGCAACCTTTTGACACTGTGAGTGGATACTAATATGGATAAAATGGAAATGGAAGTTGAGAGGCTTCCTCTTAATTTTGACAATATGCTCAAGAATGAGTATGTGTATAATGAAATTAAAAAGATCTTTCTCGATGCAGAGATGCCTCCTGAGATGTATCTGAAGCTTGTCATGTGTGCCAAAAAGAATGGTATGAAGGATAACCAACTCTTTATGATGGAAAAAGAAGAGTATGTTCCTTTTGATGTTCTAGCCTATGGCGATATTGAAGATTCTGTAGAGGATATGTAATGGCTGAATTTAAAGAAAACGATATTATGCAAGAGCAGGACAACGGTAAGGAGCTAGTGGGGTGGATTACTGCTCGTTGTGATGACTGGCGTAACTATCGTGATACAAACTATCTAGCTGACTGGGATACCTACGAACGCTTCTGGCGTGGCGAATATTCCACTGAAGATAAGCAGCGTGATAGTGAACGTAGCCGTATCATTTCCCCAATGACTCTTCAAGCTGTTGAGTCTTACACTGCTGAGATTGATGAAGCTGTCTTCGGTTCTGGTAAGTTCTTTGACATTGAAGATGATTGGGCAGATCAGGACAAGACTGACATAGAAGTAATGAAGAATAACCTCACCTACGAATTTAAGAAGAATAAGATTCGTTACGTGATGCAAGAAGTTGAACTGCTGGCTGCTGTGTATGGTACTGGCATTGTTGAACTGACTGTAAAAGAAAAAGAAGAGATGGCTCCAGCCACTCAGCCTATTCCCGGTACTGCTGTAGCTGCTGTAGGCACGATGCAGAATAAGCGCTTTGTTGTAGAACCTAAGTCAGTCTCTCCTCGTAACTTCCTGATTGACCCCAACGCAGATGACGTTAATACTGCTTTAGGCTGTGCTATAGAGCGTTTTGTCTCTCTACATACAGTTGCTGAAGGTATTGAAAAAGGTATCTATAATCCAATTAAGATTGAGATGTCTGCAGAAGATACTGATCTTGAACCATTTACTGAAGATGTTGATTACCAGAAGGATAAGGTTAAGCTTCTGAAGTATTATGGTCTTGTTCCTCGTGAGTACCTGCGTAGAGCTAATGGTGAGAAAGAAGCTGAAGAAGAAGGTGAATATGTAGAACTGTTTGAGAACAGTGCTGCTGATGACTTCTCTGATCTGGTAGAGGCTATTGTCGTTATTGCTAATGACGGTCAATTGCTAAAAGCAGAAGAAAATCCTTACATGATGAAGGATCGTCCTGTTGAAGCATTCCGTTGCGATATTGTCCCCGGTAGATTCTGGGGTGTAGGTATCGTAGAAAAAGGCAGCAATATGCAACGTGCTATTGATGGTCAGCTTCGTGCTCACCTTGATAACCTTGCACTGACTACTGCCCCTATGATGGCTATTGATGCCACTAGAATGCCTCGGGGTGCAAGCTATAGCATCCGTCCTGGTAAGACTATCCTGACTAATGGTAATCCTAACGAGATCCTTGCTCCGATGAAGTTCGGGCAGACTGACGCTGCTAATGCTGCTCAGGCTAAGGAATTTGAGCGTATGTTCCTGCAAGCTACCGGCACTATGGATACCTCTCAATTCTCTGGTGGTTTGCCGGATGGTGCTAAGTCTGGTGCTGTTTCAATGATGCTTGGTACTGTGTTGAAGAAGCATAAGCGTACTATTACGACATTCCAAGAGACATTCCTGATTCCTCTAATTAACAAAATTGCATATCGCTATATGCAGTTTGATCCTAATCGCTTCCCCGCACAAGATTTCTCCTTCTGTCCTACTGGTACTTTAGGTATTGTCGCTAGAGAAATAGAGCAACAGCAGCTTGTAGCACTACTACAAACTATGTCGCAAGAGTCTCCGGCTTACAATACGATTCTGAAGGCTATTATCAGTAATAGTAATGTTTCTAATAGGGAACAAATCATTGCTGAAATGGCTCAAGCATCACAACCGAACCCTGAAGTACAGCAAATGCAGCAAATGCAGCAACAACTTCAGATGCAGGATGCTCAGTTGACACTGGCTGAGAAGGAAGCAAGAGTGCAGAAACTGACTGCAGAGGCTCAAAAAGCTGTTGTAGAGACTCAAATGCTACCTCAAGAGCTTCAAATGAAGGCTGTTACTGCTGCTTCTACCAATCTAAATGAAAGAACGACTGGAGAATTTGAACAAAGACTCAAATTAGCCGACAGAATGCTTAAAGAAGAGGATATTAAGAGTAATGAGCGTATTGCAGCAATGCAAATGGCAAGAAAAACTGCTTGACATCTTGACAAATTTGTGATTTTAGTATATAATATCAGTATAAATTAACATTTTAAAGGTTCTCCATGCAGGATAAAGAACTACAAGAGTATTACGAAGAAAGTTTTGATACTTTCTCTTCAAAAGGGTGGAAATACTTCATTGAAGATATGGAAACCCTGCTTGAAGCCTTAAATGACTTTGAAACAGTGGATAATGTTGAAACTCTTTACTTCCGTAAGGGACAACTCGATATTATTAAACTGATTAAAAGCCGTATGAGTGACTTTGAGAACGCTTGGCAGGACTTAAATGGCTAAGCGCATGTACGAATTTGTTTGCGTTGGTGAAGAAGCTCATGTATTTGAGAAATACACCAATGAAGACAATAGATCCGTTGTTTGCCCGCATTGCGGAAATCTGTCAAACAGGATCGTCTCTGCTGTTCGTTGTAATCTTGATCCGTTTACTGGAGCATTTCCGGGTGCTTATTATGCTTGGAACCAGAAACGTGCTCAAAAGATGAAACAAGAGCAGAAAACTAAATCCTAATCCTACGCCAATAGGACAACTAGGGCAATGTAACTCCTCGGCTTAGGCCGGAAAGGATCTAATATGGCAATTATTGACGAACTGAATGAGAATGATTCTCAATCTCAAGAGCAATTCGATGACATTACTGCTACAGACAATTCTGCCAATGTGCAGGAACCTGAACAGCAAGTAGAAGAAGTCAAGGATGATCTACCAGAGAAGTACAAAGGCAAGAGTGCAGCTGACATTGCTCGGATGCACGAAGAAGCTGAAAAACTGATTGGTAGACAAGCAAATGAGGTAGGTGAACTACGTAAACTCACCGATGAGATTCTCAAGCAGCAACTCGCAAGCCAAAAGCCAACACAACAAGAAGAAGTATCTGAAGTAGATTTCTGGAGCGATCCTGATACCTACCTGAATAAGAAACTGGAAAACCATCCAGATATTCTGGCAGCTAGACAACTACAGCTTCAAACCAAGATGCAACAAACTGCATCAATGCTTCAGCAAAACCATCCTGATTTTCAAACTATTGCTTCATCGCAGGACTTTCAGGACTGGGTTGCTAAATCTAAGGTAAGAACTGAGCTGTATGTTAGGGCCGATAAAGACTTTGATTACGATTCAGCAGACGAACTCCTTACTAGCTACAAGGCACTCCGAGGTGTTAAGCAAGAAGTAGCTCAGCAACAAGTAAAGGATTTAGCTGACAATCGTAACAAACAGCTTAAAGCGGCTTCTGTCGATTCAGGGGGTGGCAATGTAACCTCTGCAAAAATCTATAGAAGAACTGATCTAATCCGTCTAAAAATGACTGACCCTGCCCGATACGAAGCCTTACAACCTGAAATCATGGCTGCGTATGCTGAGGGTAGAGTTAAATAAGCCATAACTTTTAAAGGAGATTAACATGGCCGTAATTGGTAATAGCAACAACGTAACAGTCACAACCGCAGCAACCTTTATCCCTTTTAAATAATCTTGGGGATGCACGGACCTATTTAATTGGAGATTTGGTCCGACGAGATTTAACAAGTGGCACAGATCTCGTTAAACTGTGTGAATTGCTGGAAAGTTCTAAAACCTATCAGTGCTTATTAGGCAAAAATCTGGAGGATGTAACAATGGATAATCAGCAGCGAAGTATTTCTGCGTTTGAGCTTGGGTGGTTTTGTGGTATAATAGATGGTGAAGGTTGTATTGGTTTATGGAGTCGCGGAGGCGATAGAAAAAACGAATATAAGCCCGGTCTAAGATTAGCAAATACTGATAGAAAAATAATTGATGCTTTCTGCAGCGTGCTAAACCGATTAGAAGTAGGATACCACATTACAACATACAAGCCTCGTTCTGAAACAACTAAAGGTTACTGGACAGTTACCATTGAAGGTTTCAAACGACTTAAAAATCTTTTGCCTAAAGTAAAAGATATGCTAGTAGCTAAGAATGAACAAGCTAACTTAGTATGGGAATGGGTGCAATTAAGAGATTCAAAATGGCATCGTTCGCAGTACTCAGAAAGAGAGCTTGAAATTCCTAAATTAGTAGCTTCTTTGAATCATAGGGGATTGCAGAAGTAAACGTTCAACGACTAGGCGAAAGCCGTAGGGTCTAAGTGGACTCGAAGCGCACAGCCCGTAGTAATACGGTGATGATATAGTCTGAACTCTAAGGAAACTTAGAGAGGTATAATGGAAACGATTATGCCGTAACATAGTTGGTCGCCACCTATAAGAAGTCTCTGGTTGCCGCTAATCTAATCAAGCGCATGAACTTCAAGGGGAAGAAGGGTGATACCGTTAATATTCCGGTTCCTACCCGTGGTACTGCTTCGGCTAAGGCTGCTAACACTCAAGTTAACCTGAATGTTGCAACTGAAAACAACATCCCGGTTCTGATTAACAAGCACTACGAATACTCGCGTCTGGTTGAAGACATCGTTGACGTTCAGGCTCTGGCCTCGATGCGTCAGTTCTACACTGATGACGCTGGTTATGCTCTGGCTAAGCAAGTAGATACCTCGATCATTCAACTGGGTCGCGGTGTTAACGGGGGTGGTGGTACTGCTGAATACACTGGCGCTTATTCGGGTGCTGATGGTACGACTGCATACACCGGTACTGCTGGTGCTCTGACTGATGCTGCTATCCGTCGCACGATTCAGCGTCTGGATGACCAAGACGTTCCAATGGAAGGCCGTTTCCTGATCGTTCCGCCGTCGAGCCGTAATACGCTGATGGGCCTGGCACGTTACACTGAGCAAGCTTTTGTCGGTGAAACTGGTTCGTCGAACACCATCCGTAATGGTGAAATCGGCAACCTGTACGGTGTTCCAGTCTTCGTTTCGTCGAATGCTGATACCGCTACTGACGGTGATCGTATCGCTCTGATGGGTCATAAGGACTTCGCTGTTCTGGTTGAGCAGATGGGTGTTCGTTCGCAGACTCAGTACAAGCAAGAGTGGCTTGGTACGCTGTTCACTGCTGACACGCTGTACGGTGTTAAGGAACTGCGTGACTACTCTGCTGTTGCACTGGCCGTTCCAGCCTAAGTTGTAAACTGGAGAGGACTCTTCGGAGTCCCTCCTTTTATTGATGTATTCATTAGAGTGCATCCATCAAAGGAGTTAAGTATGGCTAAATTCAAATGTAGACTTTCTGGTAATGTCTTTGAATTCACTAACGAATATGACATTAAAGATATGATGAAGCATTCTCAGTACGATCTCGTAGAGGAATTACCTGAAGCAGTACAAGTCAAGAAAACCACCAAAGAAAAAGTAATTAAAAAGGATAAGCAATAATGGCTATTTACAGAGGTACTGGTTTACAGGGCGAAGGTGGAATCTCTGATTTCTCTCAGCTAGTACAAGATGCTCAAGATGCTGCCGCTGCTGCTGAACAAGCATACGAAAATACTTTAGAAATCTTTGGAGATGCTGAAGATATAGCTGCTGCTGTAGCTGCTGCACAATTGGCAGAGACCAATGCAGAAACTGCGGAAGTAAACGCAGAACTAGCAGAAACAAGAGATTGTTGATCCAGAGAATCCACAGGAGCCTACCCCGATGGAAGGCTGGCACGTTAATGTACGTGTG